CTGACGTCTCGCCCTTGCATTGCGGGCGGGGATGGCGCTGCAGGAATGCGCAGCCTTCGCAGGTTGAATGCTGCTGCGCCAGGTAGGCGGCAGCCTGCGTGTTGATTTTGTCAATGCGCTTTAATCGAAGGCTCATCGCTGCCACGTTTCCAGCCCGACCTTGCCCTGGCTGACCTTGGCGATCAGCAGCATCAGCTCATAGCTGGGACGCGCCTTGCCGCGTCTCAACTTGCTGATGTGCGCACGATCGCGGGCGAAGCGTTTAGCCGCCTCCGCGTCGCTGATGTTGGATTGCTCTAGCCACTGTGAAAATGTCATGCTGCAATGTGTGCACCACTTGCCGCACTGAGGTCAAGAAGAAAAGTTGCACGCGGCGCACAGATAGTCATTGCTTGTTAATGCATGACGTGCACAATGGGGACATCAAAGGAGCACGACATGACCTGGACCTCTGCCGACACCAACGCCGAACAAGCGAGCCGCAACTACCGCGACACCCGCACGCCCCAGCAAAAGACATGGGATGCCCGCGCCGAGGCGGTTGCCGAGATCGCCGCACGCATGCGCGGCCTGACTTATCCCAGCTCTGCGATCTGGTCGTATGACCCCGCCATTGTGGACGTGATGACGGACCTCGCCCGCGATCTGGCGCGTGAGATGCATGCGCTTAACGTCGAGGGGTATCGTCCATGAGCTTCCTTAGACGCCTGCTCGAATGGTTGATCTTTCCCTTTCCCGAACTCCCGCACGAGGATGATGTGCCATGACCATCGCCAACGACCTTCGCGCTGAGACTGCCCGCATCTTAGCCCGCCACTATGGCGGCATCCCCGACGCCATTGCAGCGATACGCGTCTCCACCGTCCAGCGCATCGCCTCCTACGTGGAGGACGCAGAGGATCGCGCCGCTGCGTGTACGTGCGAGATGCCGCAAGCGTTCGTGATCAACACGCGCCGCCACAACGGCCCGCTAGATGCGCAACTCACGCTCGCAAGGTTCAGGCGGATGGCGGCTGAGGAAGGGCGGGCGATATGAGCGCGATTTCCGACGTTATGAACGGCGACAACTCCTTGCGCCAATCCGAAGCGGCAATAGACGAACTGCTGTCCGTCTTTCTCGCCAAGGCCGAACCTGTCACGCGCAAGCTAGCGGATGAAGTCTATGAGCGGTTCCTGTACTCTGTTCAGGACTACCTGCGCGACAACGCGGCGTGGAACCTCGCGAGCGAGATTGATCGTTGCCGCCGTGTCGAGGCTGAAAACCGCACGCTGTCCGAGACTGTTCGCGTACAGGCCGAAGAAATTAGGCAACTCAAGATTGGCCTAGATTTCGCTGAAAAGCTGTACGGCAGCGAAACGCTCGAACAGATTGTGACTGAGCGCGCAGACTGGCTGCTGGATGCAATCGCTGGCGCAACGCAGGACCGACAGTTTCTGCGCGGTGAGGAAGAATGCAACCCGGTCATTTGCGACGCCGTGCTGTTGAACGGAGCGAAGGCTATCCGCACCGCCATTGGCCGCGCACAGGCTGAGCGGATGCGGATGGCGCGGGAAGAGGTGGTTTGATGCGCAAGCTCCGCGTCCTTGACCTGTTCAGCGGCATTGGCGGCTTTAGCCTTGGCCTGGAGCGCACGGGCGGCTTCGAAACCGTCGCCTTCTGCGAGATTGATCCATTTTGTCGGCGAGTGCTGGCGAAACACTGGCCGCACGTTCGCCAGTTTGAAGACGTAACCAAACTGAAGGGCGAAGATGTCGGACCAGTTGATGTTATTTGCGGAGGGTTCCCTTGCCAAGACATTAGCTCCCAAGGGCTCCGCGCCGGGCTTGAAGGTGAGCGCAGCGGCTTATGGTCTGAAATTGCGCGGCTTGTTGGCGAACTTCGACCTAGCTTCGTCATCGTGGAAAACGTCGCAGACCTGCTTGGTCTCGGGTTTGACAGAGTTCTCGGGGACTTGGCCACGCTCGGGTACAATGCGGAGTGGCATTGCATACCAGCTGGATACATTGGCGCGCCCCACGAGCGAGACCGTCTCTGGATTGTGGCCTACCCCGAGGAAGAGCAGGGGATACACCAATCCCACTTTGGGGAAACGGCGGAACGACTGCGTTACCTCTATGATTATTGGTCATCCAATCCTTGGCCTGAGACCGCGCCCCGATTTTGTCGAGTGGAAGATGGGCTTTCCCTGCGGGTGGAGCGAACCGAAGTCTTAGGCAATTCCGTAGTCCCGCAGATCCCCGAGCTGATTGGTCGCGCCATCCTCCAAGCAAGGGCCGCAGCATGACCCCCGACGAAATCGACCGCCTCTATGACGCCGTGGTGCTCGCCGCGCCGATGGCGGCGTTGGGCGTGGTGATGTTCGTGGTTGTGTGGCTTTGGCCGATCAAGCGAAGAAAACGAGAAGCACAGGACCCCCGCCCATGAGCGCGATGAGTAAGATTGCAAAAGACGTGCTGGAGATTGCGGACACGATAGGAGCCGCAGCGTACAACATTGACCCGTGGAGCACCGATCCGAATATCAACGCGTCGCTTCTCCGCGCCGCAGCCGCCCGCCTCGACGAGCTGGAGCGGGAGAATGCGAGGATGCGCGCCGCTCTTGAGGAAATTGCGCGCGTTGATGTGGGCGGCCTTCAGGGCATCGCGGAAGACCACCGCTTTGACGCCGACGACCACGACAAAAAGGAGGCGCTCGCAAAACTCCAAGCGTGGCACGACGAAGAAAACGTCTACCTCATGGGCCGGATCGCTGATCGCCGCAGTCGCGCCCGCGCAGCACTAGCGGGAAGCGAAAAGCCATGACCCGCCTCGCCTCGATCCTCGCCGTCTCAGCCATCCTGGCGGTCTGGTGGATCGGCGCGGTGACGGTGGTGGGGTGGTTATTCCGTTTTGCTGCCGAATAGGCCCGCAATTGCCGCCCACAGTTTGCCGAGGAACCATTTCACCGGCGCCGCAAAGAACAGCACCGTCACGATTGCCGCGAGGTAGGTAATCACGTCCACGCCGAAGAAGTTCATAGCTTGCATCCTTGCTGTAACCACTGGTTTACGTTCGCCGTCGCGTAGTCTTTTGCCGCCTGCGGCCAGCTATCATACTCGGCGCGCGTCACGCTTTCCGGCGTCTGCCCCCGGCAGAACTCGATCAGCAACGCGACGCGCAGGTCCTCAACCGGCTTTGTCGTCTCGGAATAGGACGGAGGCGACGGGGTCTGGCACGAGCTCAGAATTGGTATGGCCACCGCCACTATCGCGAGCCTCAAGAGCTGCATCGGAATTCTCTCTTTCTTCTGTGATGATCTCTGCTGATCGCGTAGCAACAGCCTCGCGAGCCTGGGCCTGCTTGACGGCGCTAGCCTCGCGCTCGGCCTTGCGGCCCGCCTCTTTCAGATGGCGCTTGACCGCCTCCCAGCCGATCAGCGCCACGAGCGCCCCGGCGATCCAGCGGGCGAATGGGTTGTCGGTGAAGTATTTCCAGATTGCTGCCCACGTCATTTGCTTTATGCCCCTTTTACGGTATGTTGAAAGCCACACATTTGGGGCAAGTAATGCGCAAAACCTGCACAGTCCAAAGTTGCACTTTTAAGGTTAAAGGTCGCGGGTTTTGCTACGGGCATTACTGGCGATGGAGGCAGCATGGGGATGCCTTTGATCGCTCCCCAATTCGCATAATCCAGAAATGGACCAGCGATGTTTGCGCGGTTGAGAATTGCAGCGCGGCTCGCCGCACAAGAGACTTGTGCGCCAATCATTATTCTAGATTTCAGCGTGAAGGCCCCGACTTTGATCGGTCCCCGGTTATTTCTGTTCGTGGCGTTGGCGAGGACGTAATTGTCAGAGCCTTGGCCGACGCAACGCCTGACAGGTGTATTGAATGGCCCCTCAACAGAAGCAAAGCCGGTTACGGCCAAATGACCGTCAACGGAAAGAACACTCCGGCGCATCGCGAAGTTTGTCGGCGCGCCTATGGTGAGCCGCCGACCCCGAAACACATGGCTTGCCATTCCTGCGACAATCCCCCGTGCATCAACAAGCATCACCTTCGTTGGGACACATGCCAAGGCAACATTGACGACCGCACAAAGCGCGGACGTGGTTTGCAAGGCATAACCCACCACAAGGCCAAGCTGACTGAAGATCAGGTGCGCGAAATTAAAAGGCGGCTTGCCAACGGAGAAACCTGTCAGCCTTTGGCAAATGAGTTTGGCGTCACCAACGGTGCGATTTGGTTCATCAGCAAGGGCAGGCATTGGCGTCATATTGATTAACTATTTTAAAAGTGATCGAGCTTCTATCATTCCCTTGGTCATAACCTTCGTACCCTTCTTGCGCGTGAACCAGCCAATCACCGCCACGATGGCTGTCGCCACCAGCGCGATGATGACAGGGTCCCGCGTAAGATCGAAAAACACGGCTCCAACGGCCGTCCCGACCCCAAGCCTAGTACAGATTATCTGGACGACAGAGCCGATACCGACAACGACCATGCCCACGCCGCGCTGGCTTTCGGACATGTTCTTCGCGCCGTTCTCTGGCGCGATTTCGCCATACGGGATCGATTTAACGTCAACCGTTTTCGGCGCGATGACGACAGGCTCAGGCGGCTTGGGAGCGGTAACCGGCGGCGGTGGGGGCTGGGGAGCCGGGACCACCACCGCCGGCGCCTGTACCGCAGGACCACTCGGCGGCACGGACACGGGAGCAGACACCAGCGGAGGGTTGGGCTGGGGGGCTTCCTTCTCCGCTGGTTCCGCCTCGCCTGTCGCCGGCACGGCTTCAGGCTCAGCTTTCTTGACCAATTCTGACCAAGGTTTCTTGAGTGTCTCGGATGTGTTCGGCGGCTTCGACGTATCGAGCCGCGCACGCATGAGGGTGTCTTCAAGCGACGTGCTTTCGTTCGTGTCGATCTTGCCAGCGTCATCGACAGATAGCTGTACCACGCTGATCGAACAGGCGTTCTCCCACGGGAGGTCGCAGAACAGGCACGCCTCAGCCAGCCTTCGCCGGTAGAGGCCCTTGAGCGGCTTGCCACCTGCGCGGCAGTTGCGCGGGAATTGCAACAGCGCCGAGCCGTAGCTGCCCGGCGTCATCACCTTGCCCGCGTCTGTCACGCCGCCATTAAGGCAAGCCTTCATCGATTTTGGGATGTAGCCTAGATTGAAGACGAGACTTGCAAGCGCATCGAATTCGCCCTGCGTCAGCGGCACTGTGATCTGGTCCCGCACAATCTGCGCGTGTCGTGCCACGTCCTCGTCAAGCAGTGCATCGGCTTCGGCCAGCGTAATGCGCTTGCCCACGACAGCTACAGGCCCCGTCCTGCCGTATCCGATGGTCGGGATGCCGATAGGGTCGAGGTAGCCGGTAAGGCTCAGCCCCTCGAAGTGCCGTATGAGGTCTACCGCCGCGCGCGACGGGTACAGCTCACTCGGCGGCCTTCGGCGTAGTATCTCGATTGCCATTGTCATCCTCCGAGAGATCGGCTTTGGTTTCGGTTCGTGCCTTGCGCATGTCCTCGATGAGACGGCGGCGGGCCGTGATGCGCCCTCCCCGCGATCCGTTTTCCTGCGCTTCCTTGCGCTTGCTCATGCCCATCTGGACCGCAAGCAAAGCCTGCGCGCCGACGCTGCCGCAGGCT